CCTCCTCTACCTCCAGCTCCAATAATTACAGGCACAATACTAATATCAGATTGTCCTATTGGATTATGTATGTCTTCTTCTCCTATTTGATAATCATCAACAAGCACTTGATAATTTCTATTAGCCATATGTGCTTCTAAATGTGGAAAGTTACTGATTAGAAAACGTATAGCATCGGCAGTGCAATTTATTACAGCATCTAACTCTTTATGACCTACAAAATCAGCTAGTTCTCCATAAAGTTTAACTTTTCTGAGCATAGCGATACCTCTTACCAGTACATTTTAACAACCACTCAGAATATGGCTCTCTACAAGATAGTCTATCTGCTAAATGATGTAAAACCATATCTCCAAGAAAAATAGCTACATGATTTAAAGTTGGATGCAATATTGACATCAATAACACATCTCCTTTCTCTAATTTTTCATCCGACCTAAGTTCTCTAAAACCTGTTCGCCAAGCATAATTTTCAAACAAAGGATTCTTTAAAAACTCTTCTGGTGTCATTGTTCTTGCATAATCTTTTAGTTCTATACTTTTTTCCTGTTTATACCAATCAACAACTAAACTCCAACAATCAGTAACACCCCATACCCAAGGTCTGCCTAACAAATCTGGAACGTATCCTTCAGGAATACACTCACCCCACTCTTCTGTTTTAGGGTTAACAATATGCCACGGTAATTTACTATGCTCGCAACTAATACGATCAGCTTGGCTTGGTATTGGAGGTGTTGATGGATGACTATGAACAACTGCAATAATTTCACCTAAATTATCCGCTTTTACATAATCTTCTGGATTTAAAATAAACTCCTGATGATTTGTTATAGCTAAATTTTGACAAGGGTAATATTTTTGTTTACCTCTTATATTTAGTAAAAGTCCTACAGCTTCTTTAGGATCTTGGTCTTTTGCATGAACCAATGCATCATCTTTCCAACTCATTGCGTAAATGTACCAATGCTAGGAAATAAAGCACGAGTGCATTGACGTTTGGGTGCTCTAACTCCAGCCATATCAATAGCTCCTGCTAATTCAAATTCTACAACATCTCTATTTTCTGCTGCTTTTCTATCTACTGTATAAATCTGACGTTTAAATTCTGCTGTAGGATCTGGTGTGCCTAATGGATTACTTCCTCCACTAAAATTTGCAGCATCAAGAAATCTTGCCATTGTTCTTATTCTGGTAAACGTAGCACCTGTTAAATCATTACCAGCAGTTGTTTGATTAACAAGTAACAAAATAGCTGATATAGTTCCTAACGCATTACTTACGATAAGTTTTGGTCTTGGAATTTGACCACGTTGATATGCAAAACCTGTAGCTTCTATCGGAAATCTTTGATAAGAGTTACCAGCCCAGACAATTTCACCATTTGCATTAAGATTAGATCCAGAATGAAATCGATAAATTGTAGTCGCACCATGTAAAGAGTTGTCTAACTGTAATGTAAAAAGTTCAATAATTGCAGAAGGGTTTATTTTTTGAACTTCACTAAATACAGGATCAGTACTCATGGTTCAAATACCTCCCTAAATGTTGCCTGTATTGTTGCTCTGTTTAGATAAGGTATTGATTTATTCCATGTTTCACAAACAAACTTAGATGAACTCGCTTCTCCCGGTGGAGTGAAATCAAAGCTGGCACTATCATTTGCCCTTGCATCTAAAAATGTTTCTATTGTATCTGCATCTGTTTCTGACACATTAAAAGTAAAATTAAATATCTTTGGATTTTGATGTTGAGCTAATCCAAATAATATTCTATGTTCATATCCATCAGCAAATCTTACTGTTCTTGTATTTGGTGCTGATCTTTTTTGTTGTCCGTATGTTGGAGTTATTGAAGGAAAAGTAGCCATTATGCAAGTAAACCTCCAGGTCTTTTCTGTTGTACTAATTCAGATTGTACCGCTACAGATATAAGACGACCAAGTTCTCTACCTTGTTGTTCATCACCTTCAACAGAAGAACCAGAAGCATCTACATTTACTATTACATTTGTTGAACCACCAAGAGCATGATTTGGTGTAATCATTCCAGAAGATCCAGGTGTAAACATTTCTGGACCACGTTCTCCAACGATATAAGATTTACCTCCTTTTACTGGTCCTCCCTCTGCTCTGAAAATCGCCCCTAAAAGACCTTTACCTCTTTCAAAACTTCCACCAAAATTACCAAAAATACCTAAATTTAAAAAAGCATTTGCCATATTGTTCAAAGCATTTCTCATAACATCATTAAATGATTGAGCACCTGTAATAAGATCCTTAATACCATTACCCATATCATTTGCAATAATATTTGTTATTTCTTTTTGTATATTTAAATTATCTTCTCTTAATTGTTTTTCTTTTAACAAACCTAATATAAGCTCACTTTCTTGTTCTGATATTGTTGCTCCTGCTTTTTCTAATCTTTCCATAATATCTTGATGTTGAAAACGAATTTCTAATGCTTTTCTCATCTTTTCTGTATTAGCATCATGTAAAAATCCCTCTCTTTCTAAACCTTTTATCTCAGCTTGTATTAATTCAAAACTTGTATCTGCTGATTGATTTGCAAATTTTTGTACATTTATATCAAATTGTCTACCCGTTTCTTGTTGTAATATATTCCTTCTTTTTGAACCTTGACCACCTTGCCCTCTTAAACCTTGAACCCTTTGTTTAAATTCTGATGATCTTTGTGCTTGTGCTTTTGCTATTCTCATTTGCATACCAGAAATTAAATTATTTAAAATTCCAGTTGCACCTATTAATCCAGCAACACCAGATTGTGCTCCAAGTATAAAATCTCCAAATGTTTTAGATAAAGTTTTTGTACTTGAAGCAAATGCACTTAACTTATTAGCACCTTCTTTTCCAATAATATTTTGAACTCTATCAAATTCTTTACCATTTTCATTCATTGCTTCCCCTACTTTTTTTGCACCTTCCACAAATCTATCTACAGCAGAACCTAAACTTGTACCTACAAGTGAAAGGGCAAAACCAAATTGTCCACCCAATAATCCACCACCAAAACCTCCTAATGCACCACCTACGGAAGCACCTGCACCTTGTCCAAACAATAATGGAAAAGCACCACCTATTAATGCGTTTGAAGTAGCACGATTTAAATTTTGTCTTCTCCGTTGTAATCTTTGTCTATTTTGTAAAACTTTATTAATTCTATTTTCTAATTCAAATTCTCTTACAGATTGTTGAAATGCAGCTTTTCTTGTTTTTTGAGAAGCCATAATACTAAATTTCTTTTTAATTTCCTCTGCAACACTATTTTTTGTTTGTTGAACATTAGCTTTTAAAAGTTTATTTTCATCTTGTCTTTGTTTATTAATTTTTTTTATTTCATTTTTAAATTCATCTTGAAAATCCTCTCTTGTTTTAAATTGTTTTTCTAAATTACGAGTTTGTTTTGTTTCAAGCCTTAATAATGCTTCTTGTAAGTTTTTATTATCTGCTGCTGTTTTTTTTGCAGTTGCACCTGACACATCGTCTAATAATTTCTGTTGTTCAATTAATCCTTTATTTAATTCATCTTGTGCTTTTAAAAACTGTGATGCTGCTATAGTTGCTTCTTTTGTTCCTAACGCAACATTTCTTAAGTTGGTTGACGCCTCACCAAGATTTCTTTGTAAATTACCAACACTTCTTGCTAAACCCTCGCTTCCTGCTGAAAAAGATTGCAAAAATATATTTGCACCTTTAATATTTTCTGCGACATCTTTTATTTGCTTATTAAATCTACCTAACTGTTCGGCTCCTTTTAAAGCAACAGCAATATCAACATTGTAACCAGCCACTTGCTATAAAAATCAAAACATTTTCTCTATATTACCTCTTTTTACTTCTTAAAGCACTAGATCGTTGTGCTTGTTCTCTTTGTTTTTCATATTCTTCATTTTCTAATTGATTATAAGCAATCCACCCTATCATTTCTTCAATAGTTAATGTGTTACATAATTCAGCTACAGTTTTATGTAACTGTTTAGCTAAAGCAAATATAAATCTCCAATCACCATTAGCTTTTCAAATCGGCTTTAGCCTCTTTTACCTCCCGATCTGCACCAGCACTAATCATTGCTAATTGAATCTCCTCAAGAACAGATGCTTCTATTTCTCTTCTTAATGAAGCCTTATCTCCATCTTGAAAAAGTTTATTCCCATCTTTATCCAATGCTTTTTCAATCATCATCTGTAAAGCGTATTCATTTGTATCCTCAGTAATAGTTTTCTTTTGTATTGCCTCTCTTTCAGCAATAGTCAAAGGATGCCAGTAAACAGTAAGAATAATTTCATCATCCTGTTTAATGTCGTGCTTGTAAAGTTGTGAAACTCCAAACCTGTTTTTGAGTAGGTCTACTGCTCTTGTCATATCAAAATTATATTACTCTACTATATTAAGCGTTAGCGGTAAATTGGCAAGATATTACACCTACAAAGTGACTTCTATCCTCAATATTCAAAGGAGTTGGACCAGTAATATCTAAAACTCTAGGTTTACAAGTAAAACTATCAACGTAATCAGAATCATTAACAGAAGTAAGTCCATCTACTACAGCTTCACTTATGGCAGACAAAGTTTTAGTGCCTTTTCCCTTTGGACAATAAACATTACATTGAATAACACCTGCATAATAATCTGAAGATGCTCCTTGATTTTGTAAAGTAGATTGTCCAAAATCTATGGTCATAATGATGTATTTTTTTGTTTTACCAGGATTTGTAAAATGCACATTATCATAGACCATTAATACAGTTGGATCTACATCAAAAACTTTATCTGTTACTGCCTTTTCAAAAGCTGCTCTTGTGTTAACTAAAGTCATAATTAAATTTCAGAAGTACCAGTATATTTTCTACCTTTTTTACTACCTTTACCAAAGTAAACTTTTTTCTGAACAGAACCAATTTTAATAGCACCAGGTTTTTTCTCTTTAAAATTATTATCGATAGTATTTTTTATATCATTTTTTACATATTTTGCTATTCTTGGATCTTCAACGACATAACTTGAATACTCAGCTTGATTACCGATGAAACATCCTTTTCTGTAATCAAAAGTAGGAGGAGAAAATCTAGGTTCAATAAATGGATTAGATGGTTTTGATTTTGTTCTTGTCCAACCTTCTCCACCTTTAGGTAAATTAAGTTTGCTATGTTCTCTTTTTATGGATGCCCAAGGTTCAAAATCTTCAACTCTATCTTGTTGTCTTACTTGACTTTTTTGTGCTCTCCAACTTGATGCTAAAAATCCTGTAAAAACTGGACTATTAGCTTCAGTTGCAAGATCAGCTAAAACATCTCCAATCATTGAATTAAATGCCTCATTAAGTTGAGCATCTAAATCTGGCATTATGTTTTCTATATCTGTTTTTGCCATTAGAACCTCACTAATAATGTAAATAGATAAGTTTGACCACCTTGTTTTGTATCAATACTTGTTATCTGTCCAACTCTAGTAGATCCAGCAAAAGTTAATTTTACTTCATCATTTAAAGTTGGTTGATTATCACCAATAAGATCAGGTGTTATGTAAATTCTTGCCTCTCTCATTTCCTGCTCACCTTCCTCTTCTGATCTAACAAATTCAATTGGTGCTTTTAAATCAGAATAGGTAGTATCAATACTGACTTCCTCACCTGTATCAATGTTATAGCTTGATTGTCCTTTTTTTACATAAGTAATAGTTGAATCAAAAGAACTACCTAAATCAGCAACAATCTGTTTAGCAACACTTTTAAATAATGAATCTAATTGACCTGCCATTATCCTCTAACCACCCTCATCTGAAAAGTACCTGCTCCACCTAGCATATATGCTCCAAGATAACTTTGTAACCAAGGATATACATCCATAATATTATTTACAGAACCAGTGCCCTGACTTTCAGTATTATATTTAACTTGTAAATCTCCAAGTTTTACTTCAGAAAAATTACCATCTTTACCAGTAGTACCTGTTATAGCACCAGTATCATTTGCCAAAGCTCTAGCTAATTCATACTGAGCATATTTAATATTTAATGGAATTGTAGAACAACTTAATTCAACTCTATCTACTTGATAATTTGTTCTTGGAAACTTTAATGCCTGATTCTCGTCACACCTATCACCTTGAAATACAAAAGTATCAATCCATCTTGTAGCAGCTATCAATGATCTATTCTTTTGATCATCTGTTTTATTAGTCCAAGTACTTGAATCTGGAACTGTTTCAAAATAACTATTAGCTTCTGTCAATGTGAC